CTGGAGTATCTGTCACACGTTGGTAAAAAGCATCTTCGAAGTTGTAATCTATACCATAAGTATCCAATGTATCAAATAGCGTTGTATCCATAGTTTCTTGCCCAATTCCAAAGTCTCGAGCACGTTGATAAATTCCAAAAATCAATTTGTGTGATGTCATTTCTGCAAGAAAATCCTCCTGAATATTCACACCATTTTGCTCACACACCTGTGCTCTATTTGTTTCGTACCACGCAATGAATTTCTCCATAACTTTATATGCCAAGCAATCTAAAGGATTTCGTAGATCAACGACTCCTACACGAGAATTTTCTGTTGTATTAAAATCCATCGTTATAGTAGATTGACAATCCTGATATTTATCAGTTTGAAAACATCTCATTGGATTCTTAGATAAATATTTAAATTGTTCTTGTAGGAGTTCTTCAGATCTGTCATTTACAATGTCATATTCCAACAATCGTTTTATAAGATGTTGTATCCAATGGTGCTCCTATATCTTGATCATTGAACAAGCTATATTCCTGAAATTCATAATGGTGTGGACAAAATACTACTGCTGTCATTTTATCTTCAGTAGCCTGCGATTCTTGCCAAACAGCCTTACATTGTGAACAAAAATGTACACATTTTGTTTTGTCCTCACATTTCATACAATTTTGCTCACAACGCTCTGGATTGTATCCTAATATGTTAACATTCAACCTTTCAATTGTAGTTCCATTATATGATTTCGACATTCTGAACTCCTTCTTCGTCTGCACTCTAAAACAATTCATATCCAACCTACGTACAGCCGCTTCTGGACAATTCATACTATTGATAATGCTCTTAAAATCATGCGTGATATTTGATGTGTAAATAACTATTTCTGATGTGAAGAAACGTCCTTTATCACTCAAATCTGCACAATGTACTTGTGCTGCCGCAGTATTATTGATTCTAATAGCTTCCATCAATTCAGGATTGGCACATGAAACTGTATCTCTCAATTGGAAAGCATCATCACATACAACAACACGTTGTCCGTAATAACGATCCCAAAATTCACATTCGGCAGATCTGTTGTATATATCATTTGTCATCTGTTCTGCTGTGATATTTGGATTGCGATGTTTTAATAATGCATACGCTAATGGAGTCAAAATTTGCGATTTTCCACATCCTGATTCACCAGAAAGATATATACACAAGGGTTTTTTCCTCACTCCTCCTTCATGTACCGTAGAACCACACATTTTAGCATATAGTTCATTCATTATGGGTTTCATATTGATGAGAACTGATCTACATTCAAGTGGTAGAGATTTCCATATAGTTGGTATACAAGTCCACTGTGACATTTGTGAATACAATAATTTAACTTCTTCAACAGTAGCTTTATCTTTCGCTAACTTCAACAAATTGTCTGGTGTTCTCAATTCATTAACCCTAATACACCACTGTTCAATTTTCTCTGCAACTGTTAAATCATCATAATTTTTGGGATCTTCTTTCCATCCAACAAAATCTTTAAAAGAAGTGAAGCATGCATCAAACACCGAACCAGCCTTAGTCCAGATATCATTGGCTCCATTTAATGCTTTTGGAATTAAATCCAACCGACGAAGCATACTGTCATAAAATTTATCAGTTGGAATACAAGATATCCCGAAAAATGCCAACAAAGTAAACAATATTTTTCCAAGCAACTCAGATGTAACATTAGCAATTCCAGATTGTAATTGTGGAATATTAAAAAAGGAAAGAATTTTATCTACAACCAACTTTGGCCATTTAAAATAATAAAGAACAAAAGCTATGATTGGAAGTATCAAGTATTTCTTTGGCAAAGAAAATAAAACACACACACCTAAAAATGTACCAATAACTTGTAATGGTGTAATGC